CGATTATCAAACTTCTTGATAATCTCCTCATCCATAATCTCAAATACTCGATTTCTAAATTTATCGTCCTCTAACTTATCTAACCAATGGGCTGACTGGAACTTCTCTTCTGTGCCGTCTGGATAAATCAACGAATACCAAGCTCCTGCTTGTTTTAGATTATCAGAGACCTTGATAGCCTCCAACCAACTTTCTCTATCCTGCACACCGATGTCTTCTGCACCCCAAAGGATCTTGAAAGCACAGTTTCTACCAGCAGTTCCAAATCGTGACTTCTCCAACTTAACTTTTACTTCTGAACCGATACGGAAGCCACTATCATCTACAATAAAGGCAGCCTTAGCCTTTCTTCCTGTTAGCCAAATGCGCAAAGAATAAACGTAATGCATTGACTTACCACCCGGAGTGATGTAAGGCGTCGTCATAGCAACAATGCGCGCATTTGGACCCTGTGGGATATTTGTCTTCAACTGATTCAAAACCAAGAACGCAGACTGTGTGTTTGCGATTGGAACCGTCAGCTTTGACATTCCCTTTGATAGAACACGAGCCTTGACAGCCATTGTAGAGTTCGGATTGAAATCTCCCTCTACATCTGAAACAGTCGGAGTTAGAGCAAGTGAATCCCAAATGAATAAAGTTCGCTCTGCTCCTGAATCCAGAACTGTCTCAACAGTTTCAAGAACGTGCTCTACGCTCTGTGCCTGAACATAAATAAGGCTTTCTAAATCGCATCCCGTGCGCTCCAAAAAGCCCGGGTCAATAGCAGACTCCGAGTCCATATAAACAACATTCATTCCCATCTTTTGTGCGTTCGCAGCAATCTGCGCAGCCATAAAAGACTTTCCTGTTGCTTCAAGACCAGCAATCTCTGTAAACTTGCCAACTGGAATACCAGCCAGTTGTCCTCGGCAAATGATAGAATCAAGCCAGCGTGAGCCAGTTGGAATCCACTCCTTTACCTCGGTTGGGTTTGCTTCATTTAGATTGTGGGCACACTCCACTCCCGAAGTCTTGTTGATTAGACTTCGCAGACCATCAATAGAAATCTTGCCTGCTTTTGATTTACTCTTCGCCATTATTCTTCTCTCCATATTGTTTGTATACTACTTCTGCGAAGTCAGCGTGAAGCATTCTTACAAGATCTTCAACTTCGTTTATCTGGCGCTGTAGCTCAGACATATACCAGATTATAAATACCATTATCACTACAGCGACCAGAATCATAACGCTTACTCCCCGCTGTCGTCGTCGTCAGCAGCCGAATCATCATCATCGACAACATCGTCGTCGTCGGTGACGGATGAATCATCGTCATCAGTTACAGATGAGTCATCATCGTCGGTTTCTGCACTTGGACAGCCATTTAATACTACCGTGCTGATAGCGAAAAGGCAAGCCAAAAATGTTACAAAAGTAACAATATTTACACGCTTAAACATATCTTTCCTTTCTAGTTTAGTGTTAGGGTTCCGTTAGGGGTTTCAACAGAAACCTTAAATCCGGAAACAAAGTTGTCGGCATCAAAATACTGAAGACGACCAGTGGTGGCAGCATCAGCGTTGAAAATGTCGCTAATACGAACCTGAACCTCAGTAGAGATATCACAGCGACCACGCTTGTAATCATACTGCTCGGTTGAGTAATCAAGAGAATACTCTCCATCGTAAATGGTCTCTACAAGACGCTCGGTAATGTACTCCTCAAAATACTCCTCTCCGCGATCGTAATCATCAAGCTCTCCATTGTCGCGTAGATTATTAAGAATATCGTCGCCAACGCTTGGAGTGCCCCAGCCACCATACACAGGAATGCCAGAAGCAAGCAAACTTGCGAGCAACCCTGCAGTCGCAGTCTCGTGAACCGAATCAGAAACATGATCCTCGTTAATATGCCATACATCGTTGCCCTCGGTGTAACTGAGGGTTACAAACGTATTTGTGTCAACATTTAGCTCTCGTAGCCGATTTACAAAATCACTCATTTTAAACTCCCTTATTGTAGTGATATTTTGAGGCACCTGTGACCCGTGCCTCCCTGCGGTTGGTAGAGTTTACCTAGCGTTCTTGGTGTCTTGCACCTCAACGCGAAGCTCCTGAGCAAGAACCTTTACCTCTTGCATAGCCTTGCGAACACGAGTTCCAGCAGCGTTGTTGCCACCGGTAAAGAACTTCTCGTGGTCATCGCGAGTCTGCTCAAGAAGCGTGATTAGTTGCTCAAGACGGTTCGTTGTTGTAGTCATAACTCTTCCTTTCTAAAATATGAGACCCCTGTAACCCCGGGCCTCCCTGCGGAGGGGATAATTAAAGAGCGCCAAGCTCTGCGAAGGCGGCATCGACAGCGTTGACCTCGCTATCGTTGTTACTGTTGCCATACTTCGTGGTCTCGCTAGAAACCGACTCTGGATCATCAACCTGCGAGTTAACAAAGTTATCAAGCATTGTCTGAACATCAGCAGTCGTCTTACGCTCAAACAGCCCACCGAAATCGGGGATGCTGTCAAGAAGCTCTGCGCACTTATCTGGAGTTAGATCTTCACAGAGAGCGGAGGAACGCCGTCGCGGGACCAACTTTGTTTGCGGGAACGACGCTCCGGGGGGCTTACCGTAAGTAAGAGTAAGGTCAGTGCCTGACTCTGTATCGGTAATATCTCCATACTCAGGGTTGAGCACAAGAGAAAGAAGATTCTCGTATGCGGTCTTTCCGTAACCCCAGACGCGAATTCCTGCATCCTCCTGACCACGCACCATAACCGGAGAGAAGAAACGCTGACGAACGAAGAGAGACTTTGCAGTCTTCTTTGAATGATCGTCGTTGTTATCTACGCCCTCACGCCATAGCTGAGAAGCAAAATCACATACGGGGCAGTTATCGCCAAAGTTACGCTTTGGACAAAGGAAGCCGCCCTTATCAACATTGTAATGGAACCACATCTCCTTGAAGGGGTCGCCATCGGCAGTAGGCACGATACGAATATCCTGCTCACCATCCTCGGGACGCCAGAAAACGGAGTCTCCACTCTTACCCTCACCTCGCAAGGCTGCGAGCTTCTCTCGCATTTTGTCTAGATTGATACCCATTTTTTATTTCCTTTCTTGGGTTAGAGTACGATCAGCTAATCTTCTGATCGTCTAAAAGTTCGTCAACATACTGTACCATAGAAGAGTACCGAACGCAATAACAATATTTCTGTTCGTAACTCGTTCTGAACACACCATACGATACATTCGTCCCCGTGTCAAGGCGAGATTTAACAAAGTTGTTAATCTTTCTGAAGAGTGTACCGTCGTTCTTCAGATCATTCTCACCAATACCGTAATAGTACACTACGTCCTTGGTGTGTGTCAAGGGGTAAAACCATTTTTCTTTGTGTCGGCGTTCATCCTCTGGCTCGATATCTACCGCTCCTATCGTGCAGATACGTGAGATTTCTGCTGGTGTAATAAAATTACCGATTACGGGTTCTGAATGCTTAAAGACATTAATCATATGAACTATGTTAACAATCGCTTGGTTTAGAGTATCGTAATAACCGATAATGGACATATCACCAATGCTGCGCTCAATGTGTGCGTTATTAGCCATAATGATGCGCTCCAATACTCCTGAACGAGCATATTCTTGAAGAACAGAAGAAACAATCTTCTCTTGTTTTTTCTGAACCTCGGACATAATCGTTAGATCGCCTTCAATGTAAAGAACTGTAATCTTATTGTTTTGAAGTTGCTCCAACAAACGCAAAGAGCCACCAGAGATTTTTCCTGCGCCAGCAATAACAACCAAAACTTCTTCGTTTTGAATGTCCAGTTCTAAATCAGGAAACTTTGCGTCATATTCTTCGTGAGAAGAGCACTCCTCAATCATAATCCCGGCATTGTCATTTGTATCAATAGCAAAGATTTCATATTGCGGGAACTTTGAAAAAGCCTTCGCAATATTACAGCCTGCTTTTCCTAAGCCAACAACAATCATTCTTTTACCCACTCCAAAATGTAGTTCTTTTGAAAGCCGCCCTTACGAGCATACTTTGAAATCCCAGCTGCTTCTATCTGTATCTCATAGAAACCCATACGAGAGCATATAAACTTTAAAATCTCTATAATGTCTGCTGCTTCTTCTGCGCAAGGGTTTTCAACAAACTCCATTGCTTCCTCTAAAAGCTTCTTTTTAGCGTAGGAAAGAATATCCTCTTTTTCGCACTGAACAATAGAATACTCTTTGCCTTCCGCATCAAGGATCTCTGGTATGCGGTCTCTTACCAACTTGTTGTAAGGTATTTTCATAGTTTTAGTTTCTTCATCTCCCCAAGGTCTCTTCCGGCAGAGACATTTACCTTGAACAAACCATATCGCGTCTGCTTGAAGGTGTCAAGCAGTTTTGTTATTTCGTATTTATCTTCTTCTGCTAAGTCAATGTAAACAGCATCGTGAATAAGAAATGCGATATTGCTCTTTTTCCCCTCTAAAAGCTTGAAAATCTTATATGCTTGTTCGTGGACCATATCAATCGTTGTGCTTTGAACGATATAGTTTAGAGCGTGATGCTCATCCACATTTTCCATTATTCTACCATAATCAGTCTTGATTTTGTAGCCATCCCAGAACTTATTTCGCACAAAATCCTTGTTATAAAGTTGCTCTAACTCATTGTTTTTGTTAGAAGAATACAACCAAGCAAATGTCTTTGTTTTTGCGTCTTCACGAGTTATTTGATTGTTGTATACTGTCTCAACGTTCCAATCGTGGATATCATTCTTTGGTTGCTCTTCACCTGATAGTGCGAGAAGAACACGAAGTTCAGCAGCATTGAAATCCAACTCAAACAACCAATCATTTGTTGGCTTCACACAAGAACGAAACTCTTTGCCCATTGTTAAAATCGGAAAAGACTTTGGATTTGCTGAAAGCCGACCAGTTACAGTGCCCCACGGGTTATAATCACACACCCAACGCGTTGAGCGAAGCGTGCGATGAAAGTTTTGACCTTTTACCGAAGACAAAAGATGCTTGATCGGCTCAATATCAATGTTTAGGGTGCGAGAACTAATATCTTCGATCATACGCACAAGATTGAACATATGATTGTAGTTTTCAGGTCGCTCAAAGTTCTCCAAAACGTGCTTTGTGACTTCATTTTTCGCATCAAGATACTGATACAGAAAATACTCGGGCAACACGTCATAGAAGCAGTTATCGTTCAAAGAAAGGTCGGCAGTATTGAAGGCTTTGAGACACGATCTAAGCGTCTTTTTGATTTCCTCCCAGTCAGTCTTCATATGCTCCGGACAAACGTCTGTAATCGTCGCTCCGTTGGCGTAGATGCGTGCTATTTCATAATCACCATCACCCAAATGACCGGAATATTCCCAAGTGCCACCTTCTGTCGGAAGATCCGTTGTTGAGTTTATCTGATTTTTAGCGAAATAACCAATGCAATCGCTCTTGGCGTCGAGAACCTGAAAAAGCAAGTTGCCTCCTTAGTAGAGCTGCTGTGTGATAGAGCCCACTGTGGTAATATTACCAGAGCGAACTTGGTTGTCAAGGTTATTTAGAACGTCGGTGTTCAAGAAAAGGTAATCGAACTCGTAAATGTAGTCGCGGTATATAAGATTAATGTATTCGGCAGCGTTTTGCAAGCCTGTGAGAGACTTATCTGGACGAATCGTGTAAATGTTTGCTAGTTCTTGTTTCAACTTCTTGGTCACTTGAACTGGATCCTTTGCTTCTTTTGATCTGAGAGATAGATAAAGATCGATTAACAACTTATCTGTGATAAACACGTCAACATTTGTTGGAAGTTGTTCTCTCATTCTATTCACCACACGGTACTTATCGCAGTCAGGTAGATATTCTCTTTCTTCATACAAAGGATTATTTTGTACAAATGCTTTGTAAGCATTGATGGTAAGTTGTTTGATACTATCAATATCAGATAAGTAAGTTCTTTCATAATATACATCGAAGAAATTATCTTCTGTTATTATTTGTCCTGTATCTCCATCGATATAACTTGTTATATATTCCAAACAAGCATCCGAGAATAAATCTGCTGTCAAGACCCAAGGAATGTTTTTATTTACAATAAGTCCATACTTCTTTGCTGCTTTAACATAAAAGTCAAAGTTAGGATCGTTGATCCAGTTATCATATTTGTATTCATCATTCTCTGGTGGTCCCATATCAATAGCGATCGACAAGCCAGAGTTAAAGGAGTTACCAACTCCTGTTAGCAAATAGTTTGTTTCAGTTACAGGAATAAATGCCGCTACGGTTTGTAGATATCCAAACCATGATTTCAAGAATACTTGAAAGTCTGTAATGCTATTTTTCTCATCTGCACTTAAGCCATTTACATAAGAGGTGTATAACTGCTGTGCATAGCTAGCATACACTCTATTCGGATCATCGTAAGCTTGATAAGCTTTGAGATCATAAATCTTATCATTTGCGTTCTGAGTTCTCAATACTCCAAGTATTGTTGCATTTCTCATATGCGCTGCGAAGTCTTCAAATGCTGCGACAACAAAGTTTAAGGCAAATAGATTTTGTCTTCCCACAGTTTGTAGTGGCGCTAGATCATCGATATCCGGAATAATAGTGTTCTGTTTTCTATCGATGCGGCCATAATACTGCTTGTCGTACCAAGTATCTAAAGGAGCCTTCAAATTTGTTGGATAGATGGCTTCTCTATACATTAGCCTTTGAAAGTAAAGTGCAAAAGAAGATAGGCCGTTATTGCCGGATGGGTTCTGTAAGTCAAACTGTGTGTAATCGAAAGTAGTCATTTTTATAGGGCGTCCAGCGTACCAATTCTCTCGGTAACGGCGGCGCCGGCTTCAAACGCCTCTCGTACTGTATCGACCTTCTTTCTAAGCTGAGGCGGTGGACTTTCTGGACGATCAGGTTCGTTAACAACAACAGATGTTGGCTGAAGTATCTGATCTCTAAACTCCACTCCTTCATGAAGGGCGCGAATAGAAACATCGAATGTATTAGGAGTCACCTTTGATTGAACCTTTGTTACTAAATAGTACCCATGCAAACCGAGATAGTCAAGAGCTTGTCTAGATGCTCCAAGCAATGTTGGATTAATATAAATGTACATACCGTTCTTATATAAGACATTTCCTACCAACTCAATATTTGCAGAATATAGTTCTCTTAACTGTTCAGCACCAAGAGCACCTTGCTTTTGGATTCTGGATTCTCTCAAGTAAGGCTGATCTTCTCTTTGGAAGTTTATTTGCTTTACCAGTCCACACGATGATCCCAAGAAATGGTGGTAGATTCCCTTTTCCAAATCTTTGTTGTAATCTCCCACAAGTCCTCGCGGATTAGAATCAGTTGAGTACAGAATAAGTCCTAGCTCTACCTCAGTTGGATCAGGGTCAGAATATAATCCAAGAGTAGCAGAAGCAACATCCTCTACGGTATATCTTGATTGGTTCCCAGGATAGAATCTGGAATAGCCGTCACTATTCTTAGTAACTGTTAGAGGACGAGTATCAAATCTCTGCTGGAAGTTGAACTCATTTCCAAAGCACTTTGAAGACAAAGCGTTCGTGATTAGGTCTTTACAGATATCTTTTACAAAGTATAGGAAGAAGTAGTTAGATCTATCAACCTTAATAACATTTTCTTTAAACCAAAGCTGAAATGCATCTAATGAAATAGGAATATCACCTATATTCATTGTTCTATAGATACCATTTATCTGTGCGTACTTTAGAGGCTGTTCGCCACTGAAGGCTTCGATTGTCTTAATATCTTTAAGATTATATCCGCAGTTTATTAGTTCTTCCAAGTTTTCAATCTTAAATGCTTGCAAAGGATCGATCATCTCTACATCAGACATAAAGAACTTAAAGTTAAGACCAGTGATTGGATCCACTTCTTCTGGGTAGTTTTCTTTTATCTGATCAAGAATAGAGTCAAATAAGTCTCCGAGGAAGAAAAATGGAATATTAACCTTATCGTCGCTCACAAGTTGATCGAACTTCTTGACTGCTATATTGCTGTATGCATTGCCTAGATCTTTACCACTCGCATCTTTATTATTATTTATCGCTCGCAGAAGCTCAGACGATACTGACTGCACCGACTCTACTTGAACGTCTTCCGATAATCTTCTTTTAACTCTTTTCGATCTTTGTTCCGGAGTTAAGTCTTTGTATGGTGTTAGAGTAAGCTCAGCAGGATTTAAAGAAATATTATATACTCTTGCGTTTGAAACTGAGTTAGGCCCCGTCGCACTTCTGCATTCAAATAAGCGCTTTAGTAGCTTTTTGTACTTAACGTTTCGATCGATATTACGAAGTTTCCTTAGTTCTTCTGTTAGGCTCGATACTCTTTGTTTTTCAGCAGATGATAAAACTCTTTCTTCTTCGCGAGCTTCTTCATTTATTGAATCTATTTTGTTTGTAAGGCTCTCTATATCTTCTTCAAGGCCAGCCGGGGTTTGATCAAAGATATTTGCTGTTCTACCACTCAATAAGCCCGCGAGACTTGCTCTGTAGCTAATGCTAAGCTCTAAACTACCATTCTGGTTAAAGTTTATTTGATGCTGCGTCATCTGCAAGTACAAAGATATCCTTGACTCTTCTAAAGCATCGATTAGCCTTTTAGCCTTAGAGGGATCTTTAACCAACTCGTAGACGGCGCTTTCAGGCGGGGAAGACCAACCAGAAGTTATTTTAACTCTAAAGTCTTTTCCTTCGTAGTTTCTGTATAAGTTGTTGCGAAGCAGATCATCATTACAGGGCTTCTCTTCTGGTTTGTTTTTGGTACTTGTCTTATCATCTCTTTTTCTAATACCCGGAGAGTTGATGATTAAATCTAAAAATGTTGGCTCTCCACGACCAGCAGCATAACCGCCGTCTACCGTTGAAGCGCCAGAAAAGAAGTCATTTACAGACTGGAAGTAGATTACAAGTTCAGCCGTAATGTTGTTATCGACCTCTGCTGGTTGTACACCATCGAGAGACCATGAGAATGATTTAATGCCGGCGCCTGGAACTCTGCCGCCGCTAGGATCGAGAATACTTTGAATATCCTGTTCTGTTAGGAAGTTTGGAATCTTAAGATCTTTGACTAGCGCTTTATTAGTCTCAGGATCAATCGCGATTTTTCCATCTGCTTCATACTCAACTCTTGAGATCTTTAAGTATGGCGTGAGCAAACCGTATACCTCGGGACAAATATTTAAGAACTCTTTTTTAGCAGCTAGCTGATTGGGGCCGCCGACTTCTATCTTATTAAGAACTGTCCCTGGATCTCCGTTAGTGTTGATCGGAATGATGTTTTTATAATCGGATTCATATGGGCCGTCAGTCTTTCTTTTTTCAACAATCTTAGCTATGTTCTCAAGCAGGTAGCATTGGAAATCAAAAGGCGTTAGCTTTGGCGCATCGAGTGCTTCACTAATAGATCTTGGTGCATCTGAAAGCGTTTTAATCGAACCTTCAGGCGTATCATCAATCTGTCTGGGTGTGGCCGCTCCAAAGAAAGCAAGTATATCTTGCAACTCTCTATTGATGAGAACGTCTTCATCGGTTTGTAATCCGGACTGCTCTATTTTACGAAGTCTATCTTCGTAAATTACATTTAAAAGATCATCGGCTTGCTTAAAAACAGTGTTGAAATCTCCTTGTTCATCATTAATAACTTGTTTAAGAAGATCCCTAAGATAAGCACCATCATTGGTTTCAGATTCAATAGAAAAATAGTAAAGCGAATCTTGGTATTTATCTATACCAGTAGACTCTAAAACTAAAGAGTCATTTAAATAATCATCGATTTGTTCAACTCTGCCTAATACAGTAGACTTTGCTTTTGAGACAAGGTTATTTCTTTGGTCTTGTAGGTCTTGACCAAGAAAACTATTCGGTGGAAACTCCGGAATAGCATTCAGCATTTGCTGGAGAAGACCAAAAATATAATCTCTTAAAAATTGTATGTATAGATTTCCAACGTTAGCAACATTACTTCTTTTATTAATATAAATCCCTAAATCTATAAAATATTGAGATATCGAATTCTGGAAAAAGATCGCTTCACTGCTGTACCTCGTACCGTCCCCTGCCGCGCCACCGCCGCCATACGACAAGCTACCGTTTGGAACCTGTTGGTTATTTTTATAGAGAACATCTTTACTGCCCTCAACGTCAATGAAATCTTTTATCTTTTCAAGAAAGTTTCTTGGTAGTTCTTCTGGATCAATCCTAAACTCTTCAAAAAACTCAGGGTCAACTCCCAAGAATAAACCTATTTTTTTGTATACTGTTTTGTTAGCATTAAACTTGGTTATTTCCAATAATTCTAAGGCTTGATCAAATTCTTGTACACCAAACCCGTCTCTAATCCCTAACGCAGCGGTGCTCTCTTGTATATCCTGTTGATACAAATCATAATCTTCTTGAAACTTTGCTAAAGCTCTGCTGTAGTCATATGTTTGTCGGTAGTTGTATAGAAGTCTCATGACTTCTTTTTCGACATTTGTATCGATTGCGCGTTCTGAAGCCATAATAAAACCTACTGTCTATAGTATCTCAAAATATCTTGAAGTGGTAATGGAATGTAAATCAAATCTCCAACCTTTAAATCAGCCTCGGTTGGTCTTTGATTGAATAAAGCAATCACCCACCAATATTGAGCAGAGCTATAATATTCAATTGCTAGTTTGAAATAACGATCACCCGTTCTCCAAACGTGACGGATTCTTGTTAGATCTTTCATTTCTTGGATTGTCGGGAAATCAAACTCTGCTGTTGCATAGTGGCGAATAGAATTAATGTTTCTTTCTTCCATGATCTTCTCGTACAACTCGTTGTCGTTTAAGAAGACTTTTCTTCTGTCGTATCTTTTGGGCATTACTCACCTCCCAATACAAGTGCTTGATTAGCAGCCTCTTGATCGATTTCCGCTGTAACTTCTCCATCAGAAGTCAATACCGTCTTTTGATCTTGAACAACATATACGGCATTTGGGAACTGTCTGGACAAGAAACCACCAAAAGCAGGATCCGGATCTTTTTGCCAACCGGTCAGGTGTGTGTGAAGAACATTGAAAGTGAACGACAAGCTAACTTTCTTTGGAACAAAAGTGCTTTCTTTTCCATTAATCGTGTACAAGCCGCTAGCTGATTCCCCACCAGGGGTTCGACGTTGAAATGAACCATCGCCAACATCCAATGTCGGTCTTTTATTAACATTAGTCACCCCTCCCTCGGCCCGGGCGCCGCCAACCAATGTGGTTTCTGGAATCCTTCCAGCACTTAAATCTCTAAATACATTTTGACTTTTTATGATGAAGCCACCCTCGCCAATATCGGGAGCATAGTTTAAACCGCCATTAATATAGCCATATAAGTAACCTGATGGAGATGAGTTGTTAATAAGGTTTGTCCATTTCATCCCAAGTAATGGAGCGGCTTTTAATGTATTTTGCACTCCACGTTCGTTACTTTGGTACATAGGATATAAAAACTCGATCAAATAGTTTATGTTCGCGAGATTAGCAGCAGCATCATTGATGTTATCTGATACGACATCAAATCCTAGTGTAATAGTTCTTTGAGTATTCTCAAAGGTAGCCAACGGATCCATACGTCCGTACACCGACTGCTGATTCCAGTTAGAAGAAAACTGATCAGAAAACTCTGTTACCCATCCTTCGAAAGATACAACCTCTGAAGTAGGTATGTGCTTAATAAAGATAGTAAAGAATGGGTCTGTTCTTAAAGAAGGTGATTGTGGCATTTATTTATTTCTCCTACGCATTTGTGTATGGTGAGAATGCACTTCTTGCCTTCTCGGAGTTAAGTCCTTTGACTACTAACTCATCAATCTTTTCTTGTCCAACATAGACAGCGATCTGCTGATTGCCTTGCTGGCTGTTCTTCATTGCATCAATAAGATCTTTAAAATCTTTCTTTGATATAACCTCGGATCCTTGGCCACCAGTGATTAACATTTCGCCTGGGTGGACGATGGCTTGTTCCGACATAATGGTACCGCCTTGTTCAAAGCGAGGAGTTGCTGTTGTGCTAGTAACTGGACCTCCCGTGCCTCCCACAGCTCCCGCTGCTAGCGCACCGGTGCCCACTATGGCTCCATAAGTAATAAGCGAAGCGCCTCCTGTAAAAGGCGCGCTGATTAAGGCAGCCAGTCCAGCAGCCACTGTTGCAACTCCTATGAATGTCCCTAGCTGTGACGCCGCATTGCCTATAAATCCAGCAAAGCTTCCTATACCGTCGATTAAAGGAATTATGACATTGTCAATAAGAGGCTTGCCAGCTATAAGCATTTGGTTAAAGGCATTACTCAATTGTTGCATAGCAGATTGTGCTTGCTTGGCTGCTTCGGCTACCTCTTGTTGATTCATTCTTTGAATCTCAAGCTCTTCATTTGATTTGCCTAGAAGCTCAATAGTCTTTGAGGTTGAAAGTCCCAATGCAGATGCGAATGCTTCTAGCTCGGCGCCTGACAAATCTTCAACTGCAACTCCGGCTTGCTCAAATCCTTCACGAAGCAGCTTAATACCTTCAATTGGATCTTCATATGAGGCATTCAACATATCAATGGAATTTAAGAATGGACCACCCAAGATAGCATTTAAGCGACCAACTGACTGAGCAGCCGAATCGAATGTTTTAAACTTTTCTGTAACCTCGATTAAGGTTCCCAACTCTGTGCCGAGTGCCTTTGCAGCAACTGCCATCTCTTCAAATACTTCTTGCCCGTCTTCACCAAAGCGAACAATAAAGTCTTTGTTAGCCGCAAATTGTCCACCTAGTGTGTCTATGTCGACTCCCAAAGTTCTTGCTGTTGAAGCCAAATCAATAAGAAGGTCATTAGCTTCTCCTACATTCATCCCCAATGTTTGAGTAGCAGTCTGAATGATTTTAGCTTGCGTTCCAAAACTAAAGCCAAGTTTGTTCAGCTGAACAGTTGTTTGAGTTATTTCCTCTTGCTGCTGCTGAGTGAGGTAAGTGAAATCTGTGAACTCATTCTTTAGGGACCTAACTGCGCCTGCAACGTCCTCTAATGACACACCAGCTGCAATATTTGCTATGGCGACATCACGAATAGTTTCGTTGAATTCGTCACCGGCGCCTGTTTGGGCCTTAAATTGGGCAATAACTTCATCTTGTCGAATACCAAAGTTAACTAACTCTTGAGTTATTTTTAACAATGCCCCTTTCAGGAGCACTCCGCTTTTTACTCCCTTAAGAGCAGCAGACCCGAACCCCTTCAGCCCATTTGCGCCGGCGCTAGTAAACTGAGAAAACTGCTTAAATCCACCAGAAAGACTAAAAACCGAATCAGCAAGGGATTCAAATATTTGCTCACCAGCAGCGATCGCCTTTTGCTGATTTTGGATTGCTTTGGTATTTTTCTTTATTTCGTCGGTGGCTTCCTCAATACTGTCTTTATAGGACCTATAGGCTTTTTCGGCCTTTGCTACCTCGGCAGTATATTCTTGTATAAATTCAGGATCATTTAACTCTTTAGCAACTTCCAGCTGTTCTTTCTGGATCTTAAGATTGTTTAGAAGAGACTTTCCTTGATCCTTGATGAGATCAATTTCTACCTGTCTCTGTTTATTTCTTTCTCTAAGTTGCTCGATGGTAAATTCAGCCATTTATAAACTCCTAGTTCTTAAATGGCCATCTCAAGCCTGTTTCTTTTTCAAACTTCTCAACTGCTCTAGATAAAGAATACTTTGATTTCATTGTTTTTGGATCATCAAGTCCATTCTTAATATAAGAATCCATGTAACGCTTTTCACTGCGAAGCGTCTTCATGAAAGATTCAACTTGTGATGTAGATCCCATCAAACGAAGTGGAATATCAAAACCACCAAAATATAAATCAAGCAGCATACTGCGAACTTGACCAGCAAACTTGCTGTACACTCTTTCGTTTAGTGGTTTGCCAACGTTATTTAAGTTTATTACTTCTTCTACTATATTATCACTCATGCGTTAAAGGTCCTTATTTAAATATAAATAGTTCCAAAAAAGAAAGAACTTATCTTGTTCTTGCTTTCTCCATTCTCTCTTTTTGATCTTTAAACTCTTTGGACAATCTTTCAAGGAACCAGCGGCGCAGTGCAATGGGAAGATTGTATAGCTCTGTAAAGGACCAGCCGCCGTGATGCTTAAGTAAAAAGAACTCTTCGTATACCGATTCTTGATATTTAGGAGTTAGGCCAAAAAAACCGGGCCGTCATGGGCATACCTACCTTTCCTTCTTCGTGGCAAAGGGGACATGTAATGTCGAAACGAAGGTCAAGGTCTGGCTTTATAACATCGTAAATGTTGCGAAGATGCTTTACATCTGGCAAAGGCATTGATTCAATAAACTTATTAAGCAACTTTGGATCAGTGTGCTCATTAGCTTGGACAACAATAGACTTTAGAAGCCCTGTGATTGGACTTGTGATACCGTTATTGCCCGTAATCAAAGAAGCAATCCTCTTTTCATCTCGCGAAGTTAACAAGCGAACATAAATACGAACTTTGGATACTGGAAGCTCAAACGAAAAGATGCCTCCACCCTCAGAAGTAACTTCTTCTGGGATCTCATTGTTGTGCGGCTTAAGCTCATTTAAATCAAATGTGTAGTCTGATTCTTTATTACAAGAAGGGCACGGTGCCGATACATCATAAAAAGGTCCAAATCCTGTAACTCTTGTTGCAATAAGAATCGCGTTCTTGTCGCCCAACAACAAATCACCAACTTTAATCTCTCTATTGATTATGACCGATTCCAACAAACGATCAATAGCAAGTTCGTTTCTGAGAAGAGCCTCGGAAGTTAGAATATCTTCTTCCTTAGCAGTCATATGCTTGATTTCAATAACTGCTTGATTGTGAAGTGGGTGCCCCTCTGGATAAAACAAGCCTTTGCTCGGCAACTCAACAAACTCTGTTGGATTGACGAAAGCAAAAAGGTCTGATGCTTCTGATGTAAGGGGAGTTGGCGCGTCTGGGTGCGGTGCGCCTAACCGCTCTAAGTTATTTCTGCGTGACAAAAATCACCTTCTTTCTTATCCGTTCAAGGAAGTCACAGCTGCTACTGCTGGGCCTGACTCGTACTCAGCCCAATCATAGCGGAAAGTCATCTCAACATTAAGGAGACCATCATCTTCATAGCTTAGATCACCGAATGTAGCGTTAGTGATGAAAGCGTTGTTAAGAGTCCATGTACCAATGAGACCACCTTGGCCATTCAACTCTTCGATAATAACGTTACCAAGTGCGTCTACGGCACCCTGCTTGTTAACTGTACCCGGAGCCTGTGCTGGGTTGAAGAAGACATCTTCCTGAACATCTGGTTTTAGGTAACCGGACTTTGTAAGAGCATCGTAAAGGATCTGGTTGCCGTCTGGGTTGATAGCGTTAACGATTGTAGCGTTAACTGTATTCCACTCAACTACACCTGGGTAGTAGTAGGTGTTACCTAGGAACTTGTGAGCCTGCTCTGTAATTGTGTAAGATGGCTTTGTAACTGTCTTGGCAAGATACTGCTCGTATCTAAAAGCCTGATTAAGATCGGTTAAGTTTGGTAATGTAAGCAAGAAGCGATGTCCTCTTCTTGGCTCTGATAGTGCTGATGTCCAAAATGGCATTTAAATGGTCTCCTGTAGTCCTATTATTATATAGTGCGGGGAGCCGGAACTCCCCGCGTTTTGTTAATCATCAAACGATGCTCCGGTTCTTGTGATGTTGAAATCAATCGCAATGAACTCGATTGCTCTTGTTGGCTTCAAGTAAATCTGTGCGTATAGAATGTTTCTATCTACAAGATCAGGAGTTGTGGTTGTGTCATCAAGAACAACTCTGTAGTCAGAAAGACCAAAGTTTGTCTTAACATCAGCCAAGAATGGGTTAACCTGTGCTGTGAAGCGCTTCCAAGTCTGCTGAACGTTTGGATCGAAGAGCAAGCCAGATGCGATCTGGGAGATGCGCTTCTTAACAAAGATCATTAGGCGGCGAACGTTAATGCGATCCAAAGCAGAAGGTGTAACCT